TTCGTGGTGTGCCTGTCATAGGTTCACCTTATAGCCCTGCAAACCCTGTATCCAATAACATTAAAGACATAGAAAACTTAACATATTTTGACAGAACAGCATGGTTAAGCTCATTAGCTGCTAGTGAATGGCATAAAGATGAGATGGACAAGTGCTGGGATAGATTAAAAGGACAATTAGATGGCATTTACAACTTATAGTAGCTTTGTAACTACAGTAGAAAGTTACTTAGCACGAACAGACTTGACAAGTGTCATACCTGACTTCATTCAGATGGCACAGTTAAGAATGACTCGTGATTTAAGAACAGAAAGAATGTTAAAAGTAGCTACAACTACTCCTACAGATAGCAAGGTAGCATTTCCTACTGACTTCTTAGAGTTAAGAGAAATGCACTTTCAAGGTAACCCACCTATTCTGTTAGAGTTCCAATCACCTGACTTGTTCTTCCGTAATGGTCAAACAACATTATCAGGTCGTTCACACTACTTTACAATGTTAGGTACAGAGTTTCAGTTTGCACCTACTCAAGATACAGATTACACCATTCAAATTTTATATTATGCTCAACCAACATTTATTTCTAGCACAACTTCTAGTAACTTGTTCTTAGCATACTATCCAGACGCTTTACTTTACGCCACATTAGCAGAAGCAGAACCTTATTTAATGAACGACCCTAGAGTAACAACATGGTCAGCATTATACGATAGAGCAATTGCTAATATTAAAACAAGTGACTTAGGTCAAACATACGCATACACAACACTAAACGTAACACCACGATAAGGAAAATATTATGGCAGAAATGAGTAACTACTTAGAGAATGCACTTTTAAATGCAACTCTAAATGCAACAACATACACAGCACCAGCAACAGTTTACGTATCACTATGGACTTCAGACCCTACAGATGCAGGTAGTGGCACAGAAGTTAGCGGTGGCTCATACGCTAGAACTGCTGTATCTTTTGCAACAGCTTCAGGTACATCAGGCAACGTATTAAATGACGCAGATGTAACATTCCCAACAGCAACAGCTTCATGGGGTGTAGTAGGTTGGATTGGTATTAATGATGCTGCTACTTCAGGTAATCTTTTATATCATTCACCTTTAGATACATCTAAAACAATTGACTCTGGTGATATCTTTAAGATTTCAACAGGCAACCTTTCAGTTACATTAGCTTAAGGATAACTCATGGCTTTAGTCGTCAAGGATAGGGTACAGGAAACAAGTACCACCACAGGCACAGGTACGTTTACGCTTGCTGGTGCAGTATCTGGCTTTCAGTCATTCTCTGTTATCGGTAACGCTAATACTACTTACTACGCTATTGTAGGTGGTTCAGAATGGGAAGTAGGTCTAGGCACATACACATCTTCAGGCACTACTTTATCTCGTGATACCATATTAGAGTCTAGTAATAGTGGAAGTGCAGTCAACTTTAGTGCAGGTACTAAAAACGTATTCGTTACTTATCCTGCTGAAAAAAGTTTATATTTAGACGGAAGTAATAATGCTATTGGACTAGGTACTGTAGCTGCAACAACAACGCTTACAAATGCGACAGGATTACCACTCACTACAGGTGTAACAGGAACTTTACCTATTGCTAATGGCGGAACAAATGCCACTATAGCAGCAACAGCTTTGTCTAATTTAGGCGGAATAACAACAGGAAAAGCTATTGCTATGTCAATAGTATTTGGAGGATAGTATGGCAGCACCCAATATAGTTAATGTAACCACAATCACAGGGAAAACTGTAGGAGCAGCTCTTACTACAGGTAGTGCTGATATTGTGACTAATTCAGCAGCAAGTGGTAAAGTATTTAAAATAAATGCTATTTATGTTGCTAACGTTGATGGAACAAATAACGCTGACGTTACAGTAGCTTTTTATAATGCAGATAATACAACATCCTATAAAATAGCACATACTATTACTGTGCCTGCTGATTCTAGTTTAGACCTAATAAGTAAACATATATATCTTGAAGAAGGTGATAAAATTACAGCATTAGCTTCTGCTAATAGTGACTTGGAAATTGTTGTATCATACGAGGAAATTAACTAATGAAACGTCATAATGGCGGAATAGTTGGTAAATTTAATACCACTTCACAATCATCAGCCATAGGTAGATTTACTTTACCTGAAATACAAGAAGCATTATTAAATGGAACATATCCTTTGCAATTATATAATGTAGAATATATTGTAGTGGCTGGTGGTGGCGGTGGTAGTAGCGGTGGCGGTGGTGCAGGAGGATATAGAACAGCATCAGGGTTTTCTATTACTCCAGGAACTTCATATACTGTAACTATTGGTGGTGGTGGCACAGGCGGTGTTAATGGAACACCTACTAATGGCGATAATTCTGTATTTAGCACAATTACTTCAACTGGTGGTGGATATGGTGGTAGGCAATCAGTAGGTAGCACATCAGGTAATGGCGGTTCAGGTGGTGGAGCTGGTCGTAACGCAACAGGAGCAGGAACAGGAACTTCTGGTCAAGGAAATAATGGTGGCAATGGCTCAACTTCAGGAACTCTTGATGGTGGCGGTGGTGGCGGAGCAAGTGCCGCAGGTGGTAATGCAACATCATCAGCAGCAGGCAATGGTGGTGACGGAACTTCAGATAGCTGGACAGGTTCTACTCGTTATTTAGCTGGAGGTGGCGGTGGCTCTAGAGAAGGTGGTGGTAGCGGTGGTGCTGGTGGTTTAGGTGGTGGAGGTGCTGGTTCTGCAACTACAGGAACAGCAGGAACAGCCAATACAGGTGGTGGTGGTGGAGGAGGCGTAAATACTGGAGTTTATGCAAACGGTGGTAATGGAGGTTCTGGAATTGTCGTAATACGTTATTTAGGAAGTCAAAAAGGAACTGGTGGAACTGTCACATCTTCTGGCGGATATACTATTCATACATTTACATCTTCAGGAACATTTACAGGATGAGTCATTTTGCAAAAATTAATGCACAAGGTATCGTTGAGCAAGTAATTGTTGCTGAACAAGAGTTTATAGATACATTACTTGATAAAACATCATGGGTGCAAACATCTTATAATACTAGCGGTGGAAAACATCCAGAAGGCAAACCTTTACGTAAAAATTATGCAGGCATTGGTTTTACATACGACCCACAAAGAGATGCTTTTATACCACCTAAACCATATTCATCATGGACTTTAAACGAACAAACTTGTAATTGGGAATCTCCAGTACCATATCCTAATGACGAAAATATTTATTCATGGAATGAAGGGACACAAGTTTGGGATAAGGTGAGATAATGTTTGGATTTTCAGCATTTTCTCAAGTACCATTTAGTACTTTACCAGTAAGTGGTAATATAATTACAGCTTCTGCTGCCATTACAGCAGATGCAACCGTAAGTGCATCAGGAACACGCTTTAGAACATCTGCAGCTAGTATTAACGCTACTGCAACAGTTACAGTTACAACAAGTGGTGCATTAGTATTTGGTAGTGCAGTTATCAATGGATTTGCTACACTATCTGCATTAGCTACAAGAACTACATTCGGTAGTGGTGCAATATTAGGAACAGCTACAGTATCTGCTACTGGCGGTTCTATAGCACTAGCTTCAGCAAGTATTACAGCAACAGGCACAGTAACAGCACTAGGTTCATTATTAATAGTTGGTAATGCTTCTATTACAGCCAATGCTACAGTTACAGTCAATTATAATAGAATTACATTTGATAGTGCATCTATCACAGGAACTGCTACAGTAACAGCACTTGGTGGTTATGTTGTATCAGCTCATGCAGATATAAATGCAGACGCTACAGTTACAGCAAGTCCTAATGCTACATGGGCAGGTTTTGCTTATGTAGAAGGTATAGGCACAGTTACTGCCAAAGGTACAAGACAAGGTGAAGGATGGACACCGGTAGTTCCAGGCACAGAAACATGGACACCAGTATCAGCAGGCTCAGAAACATGGTCTGCAATATCGCCTTCTTCAGATACATGGACAACAATTACAGCAGGAACAGAAACTTGGACTGATATTTCTCCAGGTAACGATATATGGTTAAGACAAGGATAAAAGATGGCAAAAACCAAAATTTCAGAATTTAGTACAACAGCAGCAGATAATACAGATATAACTAATATCAATATTGCTGAAGGTTGTTCACCAGCTAACTTAAACAACGCTGTTCGTAGCTTAATGGCATTACTAAAAGACCAACAAACAGGTT